AACCACAACCTGAGATACCCCAGGAGGGCAAATCCAAGTTCCAGTTGCGGAAAAACCTTTAGTGGTTGTTGCCATAGGTTACTCCTATGCGCTTATAAAGTAACTAACAACGAAATCTATTGTTCCTGCTCCAGCAGACCAGGCGTTTAGATCGGTGTTAGTTTTACCGCCATTGACGGCCAGAGGGAATGATTTTTGGATACCACCGTTAGGTCCAAAATTACCTTTAGCGATAATAGCGTCACCATTGATAGCTGATCCAAAGACTACGCCAGATGTAACCGTGCCTCCGTTATTAACTATGGAGACATCATTAACCCAGAGGGAAGTTCCAGCCCCAATTGACGCTGATCCAACCAGAGTCGCAAATGCTGATCCTGCAAAAGAAATAGTCGTCCCGAAGGTCAAAATGTTCCTGGCTGGACGTCCATCAGGTCTGATTGTCCCAGCACTGATAGTCCCCGCCTTTAACATATCCAGAGTCCCGATGTTTGTAATTGTCCCAACTCCAGTCGTAGTGCCAGAATTTTGGATGGTTCCATTAGATAAATTAGTTACGGTTGTAACTACTCCAACTCCAGTAGCGGTACTTAAAGTGGTTATCGTTCCAGCTTTCAACATATCTAAGGTGCCTATATTCGTCACTGTACCCACTCCTGTTACAGTCCCAGAGTTTTGGATGGTTCCATTTGTGATATTCGTAACCACGCCAATTCCAGTAACTGTACTAACGGTGGAGATAGTTCCTGCTTTTAGCATATCCAGCGTTCCGACATTGGTTAAAGTTCCAATCCCTGAAACAGTCCCCAAAGTTCCAGCACTTAGAGTCCCAGCCGAAAGCATTGAAACGACCCCGACTCCAGTTACGGTTCCGCTATTCTGGATTGTCCCATTTGAAACATTTGTAACCGTAGTGACTACACCTACACCTGTGGCTGTGCTTAATGTAGTAATTGTCCCGGCCTTTATCATGTCTAGGGTACCGACATTAGTAAGGGTTCCTAATCCAGTAACAGTTCCTAAAGTCCCCGCAGATAGAGTCCCGGCTGATAACATTGATACCACCCCAACACCCGTGACTGTGCCTGAGTTCTGAATAGTTCCGTTGGTGATATTAGTTACTACCCCGACTCCCGTTACCGTACTAACTGTGCTGATCGTGCCAGCTTTGATCATGTCCAGCGTTCCAACATTGGTCAGAGTCCCGACACCAGTAACTGTTCCTGAATTTTGGATGGTTCCGTTGGTTATATTAGTAACAACGCCAATGCCTGTAACCGTTCCCAAGGTTCCTATATTAGTGACTGTCCCAACTCCTGTAGTAGTTCCACTGTTTTGAATAGTCCCATGAGTTAAATTAGTAACCGTAGTAACTAAATCTAGCGTTCCCCCAGTTGAGTTGCCCGGTGTTGAGGTTATAGTCCCAGATGTTACGACTACAGTACCTAACTTGAGTAAATCTAATGTCCCCCCGGTAGAGTTTCCTATAGAAATAGCGGGCATGGTTCCAATTGTAGATATGCTTCCAATGTTGGCAATCGTTCCCACAGTGCCTAAGTTAGCTAAAGTCCCAACGTTGGTTATTGTCCCAGAGATCGGAACTGTCCCAATAATATTTACATTAGGAGTCCCAGACAATTGCATTGTCCCAGAGCTAATAGCCACAGTTCCCGCATTTAAAGTACCACCGTGAATATCTACAACGGTACCACCACCACCAGCAATATAATTACCATCTGTATCTGAAAGTCTTACCGCTAGGGGGTGTGAATTTGTGTAACCTAAAACTGTAGCCCGCAAAGTTCCATCAGTTCCGTCAATAATTGCCCCATCACCAGCTCCACCTGCGACGACGTTAACTTTAACTGTGCCGTCTATTTTATCAAGCGTACCCCCCGTAATATCACCCATCGTAACCGAAGCGTTGACGTTTAGCTTTCCATCATCAGTGATTGTTAAAGGTCTAGTCTCGGCAGTGCCATAAGTCGCACCTAGAGTCCCCGACAAACCAGCTAGGGTATATTGTTGATTATCGTCTTGTTTGTTGTTTACGTTCATAATTATATTTGTGTTACTACTATTCCCGTAGCAACTCCTCCTATATAGTTAACTATCATACCTACATCTATGTTTTCATCTAATACAATCTTGCTTGTGTTTTCTTGAAGCATATAAGTGTTATCTTCTTTTAGTATAAACTTCATAAGTTTTAAGCGAATGCTGTTATTATCCCATCTTTAATGGTGATAGTTTTCCCGACTAATGTTGCAGTGGTAATGGTTGTCGTGATACCGGCACTATTATCCATTGAATTATATGTCCCCTGGAATGTTTTTGTCCCTCCACTACTCCCAAATTGAGTAACATTAGCGTTAGAAAAACCACAACCACCAAAGAAGTAATTATCATTTAAAGTACAATTTGCCCATGAGATATTCCCACCCGCACCAAATGTGACTGATGCTACTCCTGATGCGTTTTGAAACCTGCAATTACTTAATAGTGTGCTTCCACCCGTAGAGCGAAGATGATTAGTGCAAGCTGCAGAAGCCATTGTAAAATCTGATATGGATGGTGATCCGTAAGCATCTACGTCATATAAGGTGGCCCCCTCTGACCATCCTCCAACTATAAACGCTTTTGCATCTGCATTATTAGCATGATCTGTTATCGCAATGGCAGTCCCAGAACCAGTCGCACTCGTAGCTAGGGTAGAGTTAAACTGACAGTTATATAAACCAATTCCGGTAGCTCCAGTCGCCTTTGGACTACATACGCCCCATCCATAATTAGCATCAAAAAAACAGTTGTATAAATTAAGTGATGAAGAAGACGCTAAATAATATGGATGAGTTAATACTCCGCCTGAGTAAGTTGTTGCTCCGACTACTCCGTTTCCCTTAAATACAGTATCGTATACTGAATTACTATTGATATTTCCATCCGCCGCAAGTCCAGCCACCCCATGATACGAAATGTGACAATTCTTGATTGTGAAATACCAAGCAAAGTTTCCAATAAATACACCATACATAGTGCTATTTGAGTTACCATGAATTGATAATTTGTCTAATCCGAACTCAAAAGGTCTGTCGCTTTGATCTCCGCCCCTAACCAATACTGTTATTCCAGATCCATAATCAAGAATTTTTGTACCATTGTATGAAGTTCCAACTAAGTTGACTCCGCTGGGAATTATGATTGATGGTTTAACTATAACTACATTTTGCGTAGTAACTGTCCCTGCTGGGGCAACGTCTGTAGTAAACGAAACTCCATTATTAACCGTTAAAATCTTGGGTATTTTTGCATCGTTGATATTCAAGCCCAATACATAAGATCCGACATCTGCCGTTACTATATATTCGTCTGTCCAAGTACCGCCAGAGTATGAAACACTAGCATCGGTTCTACCAGATGATGAAACTTTATACGTTCCCGTTGGGAAAAATACCTCTCCACCAGTTGATGTCGCTGCTGTTATAGCCGAATTAATGGCTACTTGGTCATTGGTTGATCCATCTCCTTTGGCGCCATAAGCCTTTACATTAAAAGTCTGTATTAAATTATTAAATGTAATTTTTTTAGTTGTTGTATTAGCAATATCGACAATAGGAATAATATCAGTTGACATTGGTATGGTTAACTCAGTTAGTTCTGATATTTTCGAGTCTGCCATTATTTCTTCCCCATAAATGCTTTGGCTGGTGCTCGTAGTTCACGATGTGCCAGTTGTTTTAACATAGAACCAGATGACCTTGGTCTTCCAATCGGTTTAGCTGTTAGTACGTCGCCGGGCTTAAGTTTAGTAACTGTTTCTCCGATGGCTTTAACATCATTAGTCTTGGGAGTAATATAGGCAACTCTGCGACCCACTCCGCCCTCCATAGTCTTAATGGTCTGCATTTCCATCCCATGTTCGCTGTAAAACTTGTTTAAGTCCTGCTCAAACTGATAGAGATGTGAGTAAGTCCCAGAGGGATCAAATAAAAAGGTATAGTCTAGTAAAACCAAATTCTTAGCCATTTAGACCCCCATAGCACGTTTAATAGCGGTAGCCGGATATTCTTCTCTTTTATCAACGGGTTTTTTGTATTCCTTAATTGAATTGATCTCAAACTCCCCGGAGGTTTCATCTTCTTCGGTCTCCATCTTTTTCATGGTGACATTGTAAATCAAAGTATATTTTTTCCCGACTTCCCAAGACTTGATCGCTTTGAGTTGAGATGAATCAATCTCTAGTAACTTCTCATCTTCTCCAGCATCTTCTAAATCAATCTTGGGTGGTTCAATCTTTTTCATTGGTCTCCTTTAAGGCTTTTTCAATAATAGTGTAATAATTCGGGTTCTTATTAAGGTGGGCTAAAGCAATCTTAGCAATCTTAATCGGGTCGTCAATTAGCTTTCCATGTTCCTCGTTCTCGTCATCAAAACCCATTAGATATTCTTTTTTGGGTATCTTAGACCAGTTTACTTTTAGTTGGTTTGCTATTTTTAGCGGCTCCATTTAATCCTTTAGGTTGCATCTTAGTAGCTTGAACCTGCTTATTCTGTTGATCTACTTTGATCTGTTCTGGGCTGAGTTGAATCCCAGCTTGTGCTGCCATTTGCGCTTGTCCTTCGGCTGGGAGATCCTTAAATGAGATAGACTCGGAAGGTTTTTTGTCAGCCTGAGTTTGATCCTGTTTATTCAACAGTCCAGCGTCTTTCATAGCTTGTAAACTGCCGATCTTGTTCTCGCTTATTCTTTTCTCGGAGGCCTGTTGACCGATCTCGCCAGACTCTTTTAGGGCTTCCAAAACAGCAATCTTCATCTGAGTTATCTGATCATTAGTAAGAGGGGCAGACTGTGTCCCAGAGTCTAGGGCTTCCATAAACTCTTGTAGGTTACCGAACTTAAACACATCTAGGAAGCGTTTAATTACCACTCTAACAGCGTCTTGAGTAAGATACCCCTGTTGAGCCATACCCTCTAAGAAAGTAGTCATTTGGATCATTGTATTTCGTTTACCTTCTTCGGTGAACCCAAGTCCTGACTCAATCTCTATATCAACTCTGGTATCGCCTTTAATGGGCGTAGCTTGAGTCTGAATACCTAATGCTTTGCGTTTCTCTAAAGCCTTTGACCCAATAACGTCAAAATAATTAGGCTTACCCTGGTCTAAGATTTCTACTTCGTGAGGTTTAGTAAAAAAGTTGTCAGCTAACTCTAGCATTCTCTCAGCGATCCGCTTGGTGGTGAGTTTTAACTGATCCGCAGCCATTTTTAAGTTAGCATACTCAGAGGCCTTAAGGTTTTCAATCGCTACGTTGCTTTTAACCCCCGTAGGAAGTGAGTTAGATGTAGCCGTGTTAGCCCCCTGTTCGCTAATAAAGCCTTCCAATAACTCAATAAAGTTCATGACATGAGCCGGAATAGGTGCCATTTGAGCCTGAGTCGGGGCAACTCCATCGTACTCTATAACCTGACCGCCTGCGATATTACTGATCTTAAACTGTTCTCCCCGACGTTTTAACCAAGCTCCGACAATTTGAGTCCCAATGTGACGTTCTAGTCGGGATACTACTGAGTCTAAACTCTTGTTAGTTGGGATGAATCTTTCAATTAAAGGCACTTGGTAGATCGTTCCGGGTTCCATTCTAAAATATACGAATGGATATTCTTTAAGATTAACGTATTTATCACTCAGCCAAATCCCACCCGCACTAAAGACCTGCCTAATGACCTGATCGCCTTTACTCTTGCCGTCTAAGACTCCATCGTCTTGGAATTTTTTAATCTCTTCTATATTGTCGTCGCTGATGTATTCCTTGAAGTATCCCTCTTTAAGCATGACTGTCCCGGTACTCTCTGTTGGAAGAATATACCCAAATCTAGTCTGCATATACGCCTGTTTAATCTCGGAGGAAGCATACCTATTATCAGGGTTTAACTTAGCCAATTGAACTTCGTCAAAGTTCTCGTTAGCTTTAATCTCGTTGAGTGTGAGTGATTGGGCGTCAATAATGTAGGGTGACTCGTAGATTGAATACCCGGTACTCTTAACATAGATATCAAAAGCGTCCCTAACTAAAACATTGATCTTTTCTTTGACAGCGTCGGGGTAAATCTTTAAGTAGGAAATTGAGTGCTTAGAGGTGAGTAACACCATCAGCGTAAGCTGGGTTTTAAGCGATAGATCGTTCCATTCGTTCATTATCCAGTTACCAGTCTTGGAAGCGGTATCTTGGGCCATCTTTCTGACCTGTTCAAACTGAGCCGGATCGGGGTAGTTGGCTTGAGTTACCTTCTCGGGATAAATGACAGGTACAAACTCATTAGCTAGAAGTAGGTTAGCAATCCCTCTAATCTGTCTGGAAGCTTTAGGAATAGCCCGTTGGGGGATATGCGTTGAGCCTTGTTCAGTTAGGTCAACTATTTTCCCTGTCGTTCGTGAAACATATCGGTAGTGAAAACCATCATCAAAGAAGTTGTTATCGTACCAACGCCTTTCAAATAGTTTTCTCTGTCTTGCTTGTAATTGTATGATGGAGTCAGTTTCCTTCGCCATCGCCGAGGAGTCATAGTATTTCTTTTGGCTTTCCATAGTTTAACCTTTATTTTGTTTCTCTATCATTTTGTCAAAATCTTCTTGGGATAGGTCTTGAACAGGAGTTAAGTCGCTGGGTTTTTCGGGTTTAACTTTCTCCTCCTCATCTATCACGTCAGCTTGGATCGCTTCGTTTAAGTTCTTAGCCATGACTGCATGAATAAGTTGTCGGCGTTCCTTTTGATTAGCGTACTCACGATATGTGGAAAAGGCAATTAAGCAAATTATAATAATTAGGTCGTTCATACGAAGGTTTTAGTTTTCCAGTAACTATTAAAGGGATTAGGAATCATAAACTCCTGCGTGTAAAAGATTCTAATATCCGGGTTATCAAGGAACTTAAAGTGTTTGCGGATTATTCTAATCTCTACCGGGACTTCCCCTACTGTATATTCAAACCCATGTTTGGTTTCTGTCAATTGTGGGCGTACCATTTTAAGAATACTCAGGCATGAGTCGGTGAAATACTTGTCATAAGCACACACTACGATATTATCCCCGGACAATGACTCGTCAAAAAAGAGTGACCTGGCTACCTCTCGTAACACTAGAAAAGGAATACAAGATCGCTCTAAGGCGTCCTGTACATCAAATAAAGCCGCTTGTAACTGAGCGGGATCAAGCGCTTTCCCATTCGTCCCAATCTTGGACAGATTGTTCATTATGACCTCCTAATTGTCTTAAATATTCTTGATGTAATATAGACGTTTCTTTAGGCTTAATGGGAACAATCACGGGTTGTAAACTCCATACTGCTAGGGCGTGGGCAATGACTATATCGTCATGAAATCCCGCTGGTGCTTCATACATTATTCTACCACTACTGGAAATGTCGTAAGTAAAGTTAGTTAGCTCTGTGATGGTTTCGGGTAAGTTAATAAACCTCATTTTGCCCTGTTCAATCCAAATCACTAACTTTTCAATGATCTGCTTCTTGCTCTCGTTAGTTAGCTTAAATGGTTCAACGGGTACACCCATCCTACTTAAATCATCGGCAATGGGATCTCCAAGTCCAGTAGCGTCCAACATAACTAGTGCGTTGTTGTAATGTTTACACGTTTCATAGATATATTTCTTTTGTAAGTTCCAATCCAATTGATTCATGCGTTTTTGATAGACTTGGTGATTATTTGTCCGATCGTAGACCGTTAAAACGGTGAAATCTTGGACTTTGGCTAGATCTACCCCCATAACGTACATATGGTCGTTTTTGGGGGATTGTGGCTCGGCTGTGGCACACCGCATGACTTCTCTGAATACAACGCCTGAGTCGTCTAAAAATTCTGCGTATATTTCCTGTTTAATGACTCTGTCCGGCATTGAAGCCATGTCCTCTTTAAGTAGGGTGTGATTAAGGTACGGATTATCAAATGACGTGAAGTGGAAAAACTCATAGCCTGTTTGTGCCGGATCTTTACCTCTTTCGGCTAATCTAAAAAACTCACCCTTACCCTTTGGCGTCCCACCTACCACTCCTGTAGCTTCGTAATCCCAAAGCATGGGTTTAATAGCGTTATTCCATAAGTACTCGTCCTTAAGTACGATACCGGCTTCGTTAATAAAATACTTATCATACCCAAAGCCCTCTATGTTCTCGGGCCTATCAGCTGACCGAAAGTCTATATACGTTCCAAACATCTCCAAGATCTTTTCTTGCTTGCGCCAATGCCACAAGTCTTGGGGGATTTTATGCAAATGAGGAAGGAAAAAGCGTTCTACATACCGATCAATATTTGAGTTAACTGTATCTACCCAAAGTCCTCTTTTGAAAGTCTTATTGAAAGCGCAGACCATGTAGTCGTTGGCTGCGCCCTTAGTCAAACCAAACCTTCGTCCTTTAACTGCGATCTTATGACGGGCTGGAGAAGCGAAGATTGATTGTTGAGCCGGAAAGTTTTTGATGGCGAGAGTGATGTCCATGTATTATAAGACTTCTTGATGTAGCAGGCTTGTAATAAAAGACAAACCCCCGCATTTAATTTGTCTTTTTAATGTTATGGGTTATTCTTCACCGTGTTTATTGTCGTCTATGATGGTTATTTTCAATTCCCCGTCTGTGTGCTGGTCTACTGTTTGAACAGCCATACCGTCAATTCTATTATTGATTTCTTTAATAGCGACTACATCGCCTTCCATCGCTTTTTCAACTAATTTTCTTGCCACGATAACTTTTTTAGATTCGCCGGTTTCTAATGATTCGTCCAATGCTTCCTTATACAAGGCTGTCATAGTCCATTCTTTAGGTGGCCTACCATTAGGATTGCCTGATTGTCCTGGTTTATATGATGTAGATACTTTTGGCATAGTCTGTTACTTGTCTGTTATTAACTCATTATTTGCGGTAATTATCTTATTAAATTGATATAAGTCGGCACCGGGGAACTAAGGTAACCTTTAATAATAATCTCCATGCCCTTATTATCCTCCGGCCAGTATTGATCTATGTTGTGAAATGTCCTAAGTAAATCTGCGTCATCAGAAGCGTCGTGACTAAATCCGTCTATTTCGTAGTCTTTACCCCTGCCTGATCCGCACAAACACACCGGGGCGAGTTCGTGATCTATGTAATTCCTGATAGTCTCGGCTGATCTCCAGAGTAGAAACGGGGTGATTGAATACGCAAATACTTTCTTACCGCTTTGGGCTAGTCCTACGGCTATATCCATCATGCTCTGTTCTGAAGCTCCACAATTGACTAGCTGATCCGGGGTGTCCGATTTGATAGGATCAATCCCACCGTAACCTAAATCTCCGACTAATAAATAAACATTTTTATCTTTCTTCATCTGCTCATGGAGTAACTTAAAGAACTCTCTGCGCATATTCGTACTCCTCATCGTTCAAAACGTGATAATGTCCTTCCAATCCCGCTAGGAAAGGTAAATGCTCTACCCCGGTTTCACAAAAGACTGCTAAAGGAATGTTCTCCTCTAATTCAACTTGCAAACAGTCCTCTATACTGATTTCTTCACCCGGGGTAATAATTGCCCATCCAAAAGACTGGAGTCGTTTAAGTAGCAACTCACGATCAACGTCTCCCGCCCCGGAGAACCCATTGGCATTGACTAATAGTTTTAAGTTTTTAAGTCCTAACTCTGATGCGATCCTGAGTGACTCCCAAACTGATCCCTCAGCGCACTCACCATCAGATATTATACAGTAAACTTTTCTACCCCGGTCAGCCATAGCCATACCGACTGCGATCCCTATTCCGTGTCCTAAACTCCCGGTTGAGCAATCAATAACTTCGTCTTTATTAGGGTGGACACCATGCTTTAAGAATAAAGCTTTAGCATTGCCCATCTTATGTTTCTCTAAAACGCAGTAAAGAGCCAGAGCCGAGTGGCCATTACTCAGCACAAACTTATCAAACGGGCGTTTTAGGGCGTATACAGCGTCTATTAAATCCACCACAGTTAAGCATGATCCGATATGAGATAGTTTGAGTGAGTACGATATGTCTATAATTTGTCGTTTTAAGTTCATATTGCTATCTCCCGGTTGTATTCTTTAATGTATTCAATAACCGAATCAATACCATCCTCAAAAGACCTGAACTTTATTCCTAATAGTTTGGCTTTTTCCGATCCATTACTCCAAATCTTTTGATCGTCCCACATTCTCATTAAATCTACTTCTTCAATGTCTAATTTATGTCCTAAGTGTTTGCTGATAATATCTACCACTTCGTGATTGGTGAGTTGAGTGCCTGTTCCTAAATTGACTACCTGGCCTTTTAACTCATTAGCTTTTTGGGCTATCCTAAACATTCCTAAAGCTATGTCCTCAACATGAGTCCAGTCGTGGACTCCCCGGGCGAGTTGAGTTTTCCCCCCGCCAATGGCATTCCAAATGACTGTCGGAATAAATCGCTTTAAACTCTCTCCCGGACCATAAACTGAGAACGGTCTGACCGTAACTATAGGTAGTCCATATTCTTTAGCCATAGCCTGACAAATCATGGTTGAAGCCGCCTTAGTCCCCGAGTACGCAAACTCTGGTTCGGGTAAGTTATCTTCAAACATCGGAAATTGCTTTTTTGATCCATATTCGGAACTTGAACCTACGTTGATAAAAGCCTTGTAGTTGCTGGCAAATTCTAATAGGTTAACTGTCCCGGTGACGTTAGTCTCAAAAATACCCCGGAAATTACCTTTATGACCGCCTTGAGTCGCCCCGGCTGCTAAATGAAAAATGTAATCAAACTGATTTTTGGGAAAATACTCTTTAACTGATTGTCTGGCTGTGATGTCCAACTCTGACCGGGTAGGAGATAAAACATCTACTCCGGAGTCTTTTAATACCTTAGTTAAATACCGTGCGATAAAACCTGAACCTCCTGTAATAAGCGCTCTAGGCATAAAATTTTACCTTTCCTGTAATAACGTTGCTTATTGTTGTTGAACTTACAGAAAATTCTCTTGCCATACTTCTCTGACTTTCCCCATTAGAATATCTTAACTTAATTACCTTTGCTTCTTCTTTAGAGAATTTAGTTAGTCCATCGTATCCCTTATGACATGGGGTACACAGCCTAACCCAATCAGAAATCACTCTCTTGTATTCGTGGCTTCTATTAGCCCATTCAATTTTGCCTTTAGATATACCACAGAATTCGCATTTGATAGGTCTACCTAAAACTTTTTTTATCCAGAAATGTAATCCAAAATAACCAACATCATCACCAGCCCACCGATAATTTTTATCACCAGAAATTCTTTCAGAAGTAAATTGTGTTTTTACGCCTACGAGATTGCCTTTTTTGAACCGTCCCGAATTAACAGCAGATGGCATAGTTATATTTTACCATACTCCATCAACTTTATATTTTCTAAATAAACAAAATACTTGTTAAATATAGTGGCTTTAACCTCGTTATCCTCACCTTTTAAGATAATTGTTTTATCTTGTACATTGGGATCAAATATCTTAGCAAGTTCTTTAGTTTTTATTCTCATTCCATCAACTTTCTAATAAACTCCATTAAAGGTTCTTTTAAGACCACTTCTTCGGTGCTTTGGTGTTCGCCCAAGTAGTCCTCGTTATGTTCTAGATAGTCCAAGACTTTAGCTAGCGCCGTCTGGGTTTCATTCATGTATTCTACTTTGATAGATATGGGTCTAGGTTGTTTTTCGTTCATAGATTATTCGGTAATAAGTAGCCCAACAGGGATCAATCGGATAAAGTTGTCCATCGGCTCCCAATATCTCCCAACCAAAACTATTCTTGAGTAAGACGGTTTGTCTTCCTTGAGCTTCATCCCAACAGTCAAAGTATTTAATCATTTCCAGAACTGCCACCACTTTTTAGTTTCTAACAGCCTAATAATTATTTCTTGTCTTTTCTGTATGTCTTTCCAAGTAGTCGGAATAAATTGATACTTAGTTCCAAAGTAATCGCATTCTATTGGTGACAACATAACGGTTTCAGTTTGTTCCATTAGTAAGTCTCTAAGATTTTTATTTACTTTCATATCTATCCTTTCATAGAGAGACTAATTATTAGCTTTGAAAAATGCTTGAGCAAATCCTTGAGGAGTAATTGACCGGCGAGCTTGTCTGTCATACTTACCAAACGCCTCTGGGTGAATGTCTTTTGATTTCATGTAGTCAAACTTTGGTAGGGTTTGCGAATTGGTTTTGTGTTTCTCTATTTGCTCTTGGGTCATTACTTGGGTCATATCCGTTACTGTTTTCTCTGGTGGCTTGAAGTATCCCCAGATAGCTGTTCGTTTCTTGTAGGCATCGCCAAACTCCCAGGGGTCAAAAGTAAAAGGCGGATAACCCATAAACCATTTCAATCTCCCATACCAAGGGTTTTCTAACGCCCAAAACTTTAGCGGGCTATATTTCTGTTGGTCGCTTTCGGTCTGATACATATAGTTTCTTATTATTTTTAGACAGGCTTCTACCACTTCATACCCCCCCCTCAAATCTCTAGGAGTTTTGGCATTGGTCCGGGCATCAGAGAACATCGTGCAGGGTGGCGCTGCCAATATCCCATACACATTATCAGGGGGCTGATAGGTTAGCACATCGTGTTCCGGCAGAGTGATAACCCTTACATCGTATCCGGCATCCCGATAGGGCTTACTCCAAGAGCCAGTTCCGCCACACAAGTCTAAGATGATTTTATTCATAAAAATATACTAAACCCTAGTAAAGCGTACCAAAAGTCTTTCCAGAGTTTCTTCATACTTCCT